GCCGTCTGCGCCCTCCGCGTGCAGATCACCGACGACAAAACGCGCCTGATGCCCGCTGGCACCTTTCACGCACCGCGTGGGGCTGCTGAGGGCTCTGGACCGTGGCACCTGTCTGCCGAAGCTGCTCAAGCGATCATCCGCTTGGCCGCTGCGCGCAGTACTGACATCGCCATCGACTACGAACACCAAACCCTTTACAGCGAACAGAACGGCAAGCCTGCGCCTGCCGCTGGCTGGGTCGACCCGCGCTCGCTTGAGTTTCGAGACGACGGCCTTTACGGCGCGATTGCCTGGACCGCCAAAGCCCGCGCGGCTATCACACCGGGGCCAAACGGCGAGCCGCCTGAATATCTCTATCTCTCCCCTGTTTTCCCGTACGACGCCAACGGTGTGCCGCTCGACCTCCTGCACCTGGCGTTAACCAACACCCCCGCCATCGACGAAGGTGCCGCGCAGCTTGCCGCTGCGCGCATGTCGGTAACGCACGAACCCCCCGAGGAGACTGACACCGTGGACCGTGAACAACTGATTGCTGCGCTCGGCCTAGCTGCCGATACCACCGACGAACAGATCAACAGCGCCATTGCCGCGCTGAAAGCCGCCGCTGCTGATGCCGAGGCGTTCCGCCAGGCGTTGGGTGCCAAAGACGACGCAAAGCCGGATGAAGCCGTAGCCGCACTGAAGGCAAAAAGCGGTACTGCCCCGCCGTACATGACCCAGTACGTGCCCATTGCGGTGTTCAAAGAGACCACCGAACAGCTGGCCGCGCTGAAAGCCAACAGCAACTCCGCCGAGCTGGACGCGCTGATCAAGGAAGGCCTGGACGATGGCCGAATTCCTGGAAAGGCCACCGCCGATTGGCTGCGCGAGCAAGGCATTGCCGCGTGCAAAGCCCACCTGGAAGGCGCGCCGAGCATCGCCGCGCTGAAAACCGGCCAGACCCAAACCCAGGGCAAACCGCCCGAGGGTCGCAAGGGCGGCGATGAAGACAAGCTCAACGAATCAGAGCTTGCCGTCTGCAAAGCCATGGGCCTTACGCCTGAACAGTACCGCAAGGCGAACCCGGCCACGGCTGAATAAGCCAGCGCCTAACCCACCAGGAGAGAGGATCACACCGTGACCGCTGCCACCAAGAACCGAAACACACCGCATCGCCTGGGCTTGTCTCGCGGCCTGTTAGTCGCCGCCGCTGCCGAGTGCTTTGCGGGCACCATCGCCGTCATCAACGGCGATGGCTATACCGAACCCGGCACCACCGCCACTGGCTTAACCGCTGCGGGTGTGTTCAGCCACTACCAGGACAACACCGACGGAGCCGATGGCGATGAAGTCGTCGAGGTCGAGCGCGGCAACTTCGCGTTTGAAAACTCCAGCGGTGCCGATGAGATCACCCGCGCCGATATCGGCAAGGTTTGTTACATCGTCGATGACCAGACGGTGGCCAAAACCGCCGACACCGATACCCGCTCCCCCGCTGGCATTGTCGACGATGTCGACGACGCCGGTGTGTGGGTCAACATCGACCCGACTAACGGCGTTGCCGCTAGCGCCTGATAAAGGACTGCCTACATGAATCTTACTCAAGCCAATTTGAAGGTGCTGTTTCAGGCCTACAACGCTGCCTTTCAGCAGGGCTTTAGCTCGATGGGGGAACAGGCAGCGCTCTATGAGCTGTTCTGTACCACAGTGCCCAGCACTACTGCCGTTGAGGTGTACCCGTTCCTCAAGAGCCTGCCGCGCATTCGTGAATGGCTGGGTGATCGCGTTGTTCACTCGCTGGAAGGTGCCGCGTTCAGCATCAAAAACCGTAAGTTCGAGCTGACCGAAGGCGTCTCACGTGATGCTATCGACGACGATACCTACGGCCTATGGTCGCCTGTTTTCCAAGAGTTTGGCCGCTCAAGCCGTGAGCATCCCAACGAACTCGCTGTGGAAGTACTGGAAGCCAACCCGGAATGCTACGACGGGCAGCCGCTGTTTGATGCCGACCATCCCGTGCTCGATGAAAAGGGGCAAGAGATCTCGGTGACCAACGACATGGGCGGCTCGGGCGACGCCTGGTACGTCATGGACAACACCCGCGTGATCAAGCCCGTCGTGTTCCAGAAACGCCGTGACTACAACTTCCGCTCGATCACCGACTTGAACGATACCCAAGTCTTTATGACCGACAAGTTCCTGTTCGGCGTGGATGCTCGCGTTAACGCCGGTGCCGGGCTATGGCAGTTGGCCGTGCGCTCTCGTCAGGCGTTCACCCCAGAGAACTACGAAGCCGCACGCCAGGCCTTGACGAAGATGAAAGGCGACTATGGGCGCCCCCTGGCGCTGCGTCACTCGCACACCATGGTGCCCAACTCAATGGAAGGCGCTGCCCGTGCCGTGCTGCAAAGCCAGCTCGCCGCTGGTGGTGAGACCAACAAATGGGCCAACACCTCAACGCTGGTGCTCAACCCCTGGTTAGCCAGCGCCTAACAGCCCGTTAACCCGTAACGACACGCAGTGCCTGCCCCGGCGGGCACTGCGCAACGGAGAGCACCACCATGGCAACACGTAAAACCACCACGACCAAGGCGAAGCAGTCCACCCAGGCGAAAGCGACTGAGCCAAAAGCCGAGCAGGTAGCGGTAACACCAGCCGATGAAGTAGCGCCGGACGCCGAGCAGGAAGCCCAGGCAAATACACAGACGGCAACACCAGCGGAAACGATTGAGCCGAAGGCCGACCAGGACGCTCAGGCTGAGACCAAGTCACCGGCCCCGCAAGCCACTCAGCAAGCGCCATCAGCCAGCAAGCCCAAAGCCCCTGAAAAGGAAATGCCAGGTGTTTTCGTGCGTACCAAGCGCAGTGTGAAAAGCCGCCGCCGTGCGGGCTTTCGCTTCAATCGCAAGGGTGTCGGCATTGCGCTGGAGCTACTCAGCGAAGAGCAGCTAAAGCAGCTGCGAGACGACCCCGCGTTGGAGGTGGAGGACTGCACCTTACCGATTGAAGCGGAAAGCGAGGAGTAACCCATGCCCTACTGCACGAAAGACGACCTGGTCGAGCGCTTTGGCGAGAACGAGCTGCTCGACCTGGCCGCCGACGATACCGGCCTGGACGTTGACGCCAACAAGGTTGATGGCGCTATCGCCGACGCCAGCGGCGAGATCGACGGCTACGTGAGTGCAGCGGGGTACACCGTGCCGCTTTCCAAGGTGCCGCGCATCATCACCGCCTACGCCTGTGATATCGCCCGTTACCGCTTATACGACGACCGAGCAACCGAGCAAGTCACCAAACGCTACAACGACGCGGTGAAGTTCCTGCGCAGCGTGGCCAAGGGCGAGGTGCGGCTGGGCATTGATTCATCGGAAAGCGCAGCAGGCAGCGCCGGTAGCGTGATGATGGAGACCGGCCGCCGCGTGTTTAACGGGGGTGGCTTCTAATGCTGGCCAAAATTGAAGACGCCATTATCGAGCGCTGCAAACTGGTGTTAGCCGACCGCGTTAAAACCGTCGAAGACCTGCCAGGCAAGTGGAACCAAAAGACCCTGCGCGCGGCGCTACGCAAAGTGCCCGGCGTGTTTGTCGCCTGGGGCGGCGCGCGCGGTGACGGCGACCTGGCCCAGCCCGCGACCCAGAACCGCTATGTGGTGTACGTGGTGACCGGCCACGCCAGCGGCGAGCGCGAACGCCGCCGGGGCAATACCCGCCAAGTGGGTGCCTATGAACTGCTCGAACGCGTGGTGCCCGCTGTGCATGCCCTATCTGTACCGGATGTGGGCAGCCTGACGCTGGAGAGCATCGACAACCTCTACGCCGATCACTTCGACAAGGAAGGCGTGGTGGTTTACGCCGCTGCCTTCCGGCTGAAAGTGCTATGGCCAGCAGCATTGAGCGTTAACGACCTCGCCCCGTTCGAGCTTTACACCGGCACTCACCGCATCGGCGGCAATGACGATCCCGATGCCGAAAGCCGCGTCGAGCTACCCCAACCCCAGGAGGACTAACCGTGCCATCCATTTACGTTAAACCGCGCCTGCGCGATGCCAAAAAACCCGATCAAGGCGTGCTGCTGGTACGCCGCGAAAGCGACGGCAAGCCGATCCCCGCCGAGGGCGCGCTGGTTGAGCATACCCCCTACATCCGCCGCCGCCTGCGCGATGGCGACCTGGTGCGCGCTACGGCCCCGGCCAAAACCAGCCGTGCCAAAACTGCCGCAAAAGACGCCAATGCTGGCGAGAAGGAGGCGTAAACCATGACCATAACCGCCGGTGTCTTTAACGACATCCCCAGCGACCTGCGCATTCCGAGCGTTTCTATCGAGTTCGATTCTCGTTTGGCCAACAGCGGCGTATGGCAGACCCGCCTGCTGGTCATCGGTCAGCGCCTGGAAAGCGGCGAGAAAAACGCCCTAACCGCCGACCGCGTCACCAGCGGCGAGCAAGCCGACCGCTACTACGGTCGCGGCTCAATGCTGGCCGAGATGGTACGTACGGCGTTAGAGATCGACCCTTACATGGAAACACTCGGACTGGCGATGGATGACCTGGAAGCGGGTACCAACGCTGAGGGTTCCATTGGCGTCGTCGGTACCGCCCTGCGTGGTGGCACTGTTTCGCTGTATATCGGCGGCTACCGCGTGCGCGCCGGAGTTGAAGCAAGCGATAGCGCCGAGACGATTGCCGAGGCCCTGGTCGACGCCATCAACGCCGAAGGCCGGGTACCCGTGACGGCTACCATCGACGGCACCGATGCCACGCTGGTCAACCTGAACTGCAAGTGGTCAGGTGAAACTGGCAATGACATCCACCTGGTGTTTAACGCCAAGGGTGAGCGGAGCATTGACGGCGTAACTTTCGATATCACACAGCTCAGCGGTGGAGACGGCAACCCGGATATTGGGGACGCAATCGCAGCCATGGGTGATGAGTGGTACCACTACATCGCCTGCCCGTATACCGACACCGCCAACATTGATGAATTGAAAACCGAGCTTACTCGCCGTTTTGGGCCAATGGTGCAGACGGGCAGTCGAGCTTTCGGTGCGTTTCGGGGCACCTTCAGCGAGACCAGCACCTTTGGCAGCGCTCTAAATGGCGAGCATATGACAGTGATGGGGACCGGCAAGTCTGTTGGTCCCACCTACCTATGGGCCGTCACCTACGCGATGATCGCCGGCGGTTCGCTAACAAATGATCCGGCACGCCCGCTGCAATACCTCGCACTGCCTGGTCTTATCGGCCCGCTCAAGGAAGACCAGTGGACCAAAGCTGAACGCAACCTGCTGCTGTACGACGGCATTGCTACGTTCACGGTCGCAGACGACGGGACGGTGCAGATCAACCGCGAGATCACGACATACCAGACCAATGAAGCGGGTGTCGAAAGCGACGCCTACCTCGACATCCAGGTGCCCGAAACCCTGGAACGCATCCGCTACGAGCAGATCTCGCGGATTCTCTCAAAATATCCGCGCCACAAATTGGCCACCGATGAAGACGCCGCACTCTTTGGCGCTGGTCAGCCGATCATGACCCCCAACGTCTGCAAGGCCGAGCTGCTCGACCTATATCTCGATTTTATCGAGAACGGCTGGGTGCAGGACTACGAAGGATACGCCGAAAGCCTGACCGTCAACATCGACCCAGACAACCCGGCTCGCCTCAATGTGATCGACTCGCCGAAGCTCGTTGGCCAGTACCGTATTCACGCGATGCAGACACAATTCCGCCGCTAAGCGGCCAGTAAACCGCCGTTTAAGGAGTGCGTAAACATGACCCAATTGACTGGCAAGTCCACCGTCAAGGTCGATGGATCGGAGTTGCTTACCGATCTCGATACAACCATCAATGTTGGCGGCGTCAGCCGGGAGGCAGTGGTGGGTCCAAACGGTGTCCAAGGCCACCGGGAGACCCCTGAGGCACCGACAGTGAGCACTACCGTCCGCCACACCCGCGACACTGACTTGATCGCGCTAGGACGCATTAAGAACGCCAGTGTTATCACCCGGACGGATACCGGCGACTCCTACTTGCTGCGCAAGGCATTCGTCACCGACACCGTCGAAATGTCCGGCGGTAACATTCGCCTCAACTGGTCCGGCATGGGCCTGGAGAGACTCTAATGGCAGGCACAAAACTACCCGTCACACTTATCCACGGCCTCAAGATCGGCGAGACCGAATGTAAGGACGTGGTGCTACGTGAGGCAACCGCTGGCGACGTGCTCGACGCTCAAGAAGCTGCCGAGCGTCTGATGATGGTGCCCAACGGCGACGGTGGCTTCGAGCCGATGCTGGTGGTCAGCCCGTCCCGCGTCGGTGTTGAAGTCCTACGCCGCCAGATCGTCAGCATCGGCGACGTCTCCGGCCCTCTCGATCTCAAGCTGATGCACCGGCTGCACCCTGAAGACCTCAACCGGCTGCTGGCTAAGAGCGAGCAGCTCGATGGTGCCGCCGTTGCCCAGACACAGGAGGGTGCGACGCAGCGGGGGCGAGGCGATAGCGATCGCCCAGCATCTAACGAAGCTGATGTGGGTGATCGCGACACGCACGGGGTGGAGTGAAGCCGAACAACGCGGCATGACGATGCGTCGGCTGCTCGGCTATTTGAACCAGGCCAGGAGATAACATGAGCGAATTGCGCGCTTCGGTGGTGATGGACCTGCGCGGCAACCTCGAACGGCAATCACGCCGCTACGAGGGTGCCATGCGCAACATGGCAAACAACGGCCAGCGCCACATGACCCGCTTGCAGCGCGTCACCGGCGGCGTCGGCCGCCAGCTCGACCGCGTGGGCAACCGCTGGGTAGCGCTCGCCACTGGTGCGGCGGGATTCGGCACGGTGCGCAACCTGGTTAACCTGGAGGAGAGATTCACGCGCCTGGGCATCCAGTCCCAACGCAGCGCAGAAGATATGGAAGCACTGCGCCAGCAGATCTTCGAGACCGCCCGCGAGCCTGACATCCGTGTCGACCCTTCGCAGATCACCGGGGCCATTGAGGCAATCGTAGAGAAAACCGGCGACCTGGAATTTGCTCAAGAGAACATCCGCAATATAGCCGCCGCTATTTCCGCGACCGGCGCTGAAGGCACCAACATCGGCGAGATCCTCGCCGAGTTCCAGAAGATGGACATTCGCGGCATGGATGAGGTGCTGCAATCCATTGACACGCTCAATGTGCAGGGCAAGGAAGGTGCCTTTACGTTGCAGAACTTGGCGTCGCTCGGCCCGCGTGTTGTGACCGCCTATACCGCATTAGGCCGTCAGGGGCCGGAAGCGATTCGTGAGATGGGCGCGGCGCTGCAGGTCATCCGCCAGGGTACGGGCAGCTCAGAACAGGCCGCCACCGCGTTCGAAGCGTTGCTGCGCACCTTCCAGGACGCTGAAAAGGCCAAGGACTTGGCCAGCAAAAGTGGCGTGCAGATCTTCGACGCGGATGAACTGGAGCGCGGCCGCGAAGTGCTACGACCCATCAATGAGCTAATGGTCGAGATCGTCGAGGCAGCCGACGGTCGTACATCGCGTCTCTCCGAAATATTCGATGCGGAAGCCATGCGCGCCTTCAACGCCGCGCTGGGTGAGTACAACCGCAACGGCACGGTCGAGTCGATGGACCGTTTCTTCCAAGTTCAGGGCGACGGCACCACCACCATGGGTGACTCCGCCCGCGCCGCTGAAACCGCTGCCGGGGCAATGCGTAATCTCTCAAGCGCCTGGCAGGACTTCGCGGACACGAACCTGAGCGAGCATATCCAGGCAGCCGCCGATGCGCTTAATAGCTTGGACCCTGAAACTGTCGACCTATGGTTGAAAGTGGCGGGTGGTGTGGCCGGAGCCACCGCTGCGCTTTATGCCGGGCGCTCCTTGATGAAGCTGGGTAGCTTTTACGGGGGTATGGGTCGTCGATCTACCTCCGGCGGCATAGCCGGTGGACTGGGCGCAGCCAGCAGCATGGCCCCGGTACCGGTGTTTGTGACCAACCTGGGTGCCCTGGGCGGCGGTGGTTCGCCTGGGCGCACCGGTGGTACCCGCAAAGGTGGGGGCTACACCCCGCCGACTACGCGCACAGGTGGCAGTACCTCAGCGCCAACCACATCACAGAAGCCCCGGCTTTCCAGTCAGGCGCTTAGCGCTGCCTCAAGAGTCGGTAACAGTTCCGCCGTAGCAGTTGGCCGCTCCCTACCGGCGATCAGTACCGTGCTGGCGGCTCAGGGAATCGGCGGGCTGATTGAGGACGCCGTCGAGCGTACCGAAACCGGCGGAAAGATGGGCAACTACGTGGAGCTGGCCAGGGAATCGGCCAAACAAACCGTGATGGAATACGGGCGTAACTCAGTCGATACCTTCCGCGACGCTGGCGAAAGCGTGCTGCGCATCTTCGTTGACCAGGATGGCCGAGTGAAAGACGCCCGCGCTGAGCGGGGTCAGGGTGGGCCAGAGATCGATGTAGATCTGGGTAACTGGAGGACGTGGCAGTGAGTTTAGCTCTCGTGGATATCCGGCTGGCGGCCCTCGGCAAGCTTGAGAAGCTTAACGCGAGTATGCCCGTCGTCATCTTTATTCTGAAACTTGGTAAGCAACGTCACATCTTGCTCGGTCAAGTAAACGGTTTCAAAAAACGGGCCTTCACCTTTCATGTCGCAATTATCGGTGATGTCTTTTCCATGGGAGCAATAGAGCAATTCAAGGCCACCATAGCCTGCATTCTGCTCGCAATCTTTAGGCTCATCCCAGGTACCACAGTCGCCAATTTCCGGGATGCTGAACTGGAACTGCTCAAGCACTTCCAGCCGCCAATCGCGGTAACTGTACTCCCCTTCATATTCCAAACCCAATTCACTGGCCAGGTTTTGCTGGACAGCAACGGTGTCGCTATCGGCATGAAGCGCACCGGCCATCAGGCCCAGTGCCAAACCGCCTGCAATAGCGGTGATATGAAGTATGCGTTTAACCATTTTTCTTCTCCCTGTATCCAACGGAGTGTAGCCCAATGAGCTGGCGTGATCGAATCGGCGACGGCACGGCCGAGTTCCGGGGCGTCACCCTGTACCTGGAACGCGGCTCCATTTCGCCTGGCCGCCGCGTCCAGGTACACGAGTACCCGCTGCGCGATGATCCATATGTTGAAGACCTCGGCCGCAAGTTGCGTGAATGGCAGGTCATCGGCTATTTGCTGGGCGAAGATTACGATATCCAGCGCAACCAGCTAGCCGATGCTCTGGAACTGCCTGGCGCGTTCGAGATGCGCCACAGCTACTACGACACCCATCGCGTGGTGATTACCGGCGACCCGCGCATTACGGAAAGCACCCGCGAAGGCGGCATGGCGCGTGTGAGCTTCACCGTTGTACGCGCCGACGACTCCCCGCGCTACCCCACCGCGGTTGCGGATACCCAGCAGGTCGTGGCGTCTACCGCCGAGTCGTCACGCCTGGCGATTCTTGATGAGTTTATCGATGCTTTTGAGATCGTTGAGCTTGCTGTCGACCGCGTCGAGGCCGTAGAAGCGACGATCCTGGGCGCGATCAGCGAGATTGAAGGCATCGTTGGCGATGTCACCGGCACTATCGCGCGGCTGATTCGTACCCCCGCTGAACTGGGCGCGGCAATTCTATCCAGCATCGGCCAGATCAAGAACATGTTCGGCGAGCCAGGCAGAGCCCTCGGCGTTTATAGCGCCCTGTTTGGCACTGGCGAGGTGCGCTCAACCAGCTTTAGCGCCCCCCAGCAAACGCGGCTTGAGACTCAGGCACAGAATGCCGCCGTGGCGCTGATTCGCCGTGGCGCAGCGGTTGAAGCCGCCGAAGCATCTGCCGAGTGGCAGTACGAAACCCGGCAGCAAGCGGTCGAAACGCTGGAAGTTATCCACCAAGGCATTACCGAGCAGCTTAGCGGCAGCGTGCCGCCCTTGCCGCAAACCACCCAACGCCTGGTGAGCTTGCGCGCTGCGGCCGTACAGGATCTTCGCCGTCGCGGCACCGCACTGCCCGAGCTAACCCGCTACACACCCAACGCCCGTATGCCAGCGCTGGTGCTCGCTCACCGGTTATATGGCGATGCCCGACGCGATACCGACATCATCCGCCGCAACAACGTGCGCCACCCCGGCAGCGTGCCCGCTGACACCCTGGAGGTGCTGAGTGAGTGAACTCGCGCTTGTCGTCGACGGCGACCGTCACCTGGGCTGGAAAGAAATCCAGATCCGCCGCAGCTTGGACGCCATGGCGGATAGCTTCGAGCTGGTGCTCTCCGAGAAGTGGGCCGACCGTGACGGCACCACCGTCGAGCCGCGCCGCTTGCGCACCGGCGCGCCGGTCGTGGTAGAGATCGACGGCGAGCCAGTGATTACGGGCCATATTGACGACGTGCTGCCCAGCTACGACGCCCGCTCGCACAGCCTTGTCGTCTCTGGCCGTTCCAAAACCGCCGACCTGGTTGACTCATCCAGCACCGCCCAGCCCTGGGAGACCGGCCAGACCGTGCTCCAGGTGGCCCGCCGTGTCGCTGAGCCGTTCGGTATTGAAGTGGTGGCCGAAGTCGATGTGGGCGCACCGCTGCGCGCCTTGGAAGTCGAGCCAGGCCAGACCTTCGGTGAAGCGCTGGGCCAGCTCGCAAGCTACCGCGCCTTGCTGCTAGTGGCCGACGAACAAGGCCGCCTGGTGCTCACCCGCCCACCCCGCGCCACGCTCAAAACCGAATTGGCGCTGGGCGAGAACATCCGCGTAGCCCGTGGCCGCTTTAGCGATCGTGACCGCTTTGGCGAAGTCATCGTGCAAGGACAAGGCGCGGCCGACGATACCTGGTTTGGCCGCCCGGCCAGCGGTGCGTCAGGCCGCGCGAAAGATGACGGCATCAAACGCCACCGCCCGACCTTGGTGCTCTGCGATACCAGCACTGACTCTTCATCGTGCCGCCAGCGCGCCGAATGGGAAGTGCGCCGCCGCTGGGGCCAGTCGCGCGGCATCACGTACACCGTCGCGGGCTGGCGGCATCAAGACGGCCTCTGGCGGCCCGGTGACCTGGTGCCCATCCGCGACAAATGGATGTTCGACGAACCCGTCGAGTGGCTGATTACCGAGGTGCAACTGCTCCTCGATGAGCGCGGCGAACGCTCGGAGATCCGTGTCGCCCCGCAAAGCAGCTACGACCTTGAAGCCGAGCCGGAACCGGAACGGGAGAGCGACGTATGGTAGGCCGCGAGACAACCAAGCTATTGAGCCCGCTATGGCGGCGGCTGCGCCTGCTGATCAGCCGCGCCGTTGTGGCTCGTACCGACAGTGCCAAAGGGCTGCAAATTCTCCAGCTGGATCTGCTGCGCGATGAGACAAAACGCGTCGAGCATATCGAACCTTATGGATACACCGCACGCCCGCTGAAAGGTGCCGAAGCCATAGCAGCATCGGTCGGCGGTGCCCGTGGCCACCTTGTGGCGCTGCTGGCCACCGACCGCCGCTACCGCAAGCGCAATCTCGCCGAGGGTGAGGTCGCGCTGTACACAGACGAAGGCGATGAACTTGTGTTTAACCGGGGCCGGATCGTGCGCTTAAACGCCGGTTCAGCGGTGGAGGTCACTGCACCGAAGGTCACGATTACCGCAAGCACATCAATCACGCTGGACACCCCGGACGTGTTCGCCACCGGCAACATCAAGGCCCAGGGCCAGGTCAGTGACGGCACCGGCTCCATGCAGGGCATGCGCGATACATACAACGGCCACAATCACGACGAAAACGACAACGGCGGCCCGACTGACGCGCCCAATCAAGGGATGAACTGATGGACATTACGCTCGACGACGTCGACGGGCTGTTAGATGTCGCGCTCCTGGACGGCGACCTTGTCACAGATGACGGCCTGCGCACCGCTGTCGCATTCTCACTGCTCTGCGATCGCCGGGCAGAGGAAGACGACATCATCCCCGACGGCACCGACAACCGGCGCGGCTGGTGGGCCGATGCCATTGCCGATCAAGACGGCGACAAGTGGGGCTCTCGCCTCTGGCTGTTGAGCCGCGAGAAGGAACTACCCGAGGTACGACGCCGCGCCGAAGCCTACGCCGAGGAAGCGCTGGATTGGCTGCTCGCTGACGGCGTAGTCAGCGAAATAGTCGTCACCGCCGAGACGCTAAACCGCTCGGTGCTGTGGCTACGTGTCGATATCCAGCGCGGCGACGGCACCCGCATTTCCGACCGCTATCAATACGTGTGGAGCTAACATGCCCTGGCAATCCCCAACGCTAAACGAGCTTGCCGAACAGATCCGCGCCGACCTGCGCGGCCGCCTGCCCAACGCTAACCCGGCGCTACGCCGGGCCATGCTGCGCGTAATTGCCGATGTTGATGCCGGGGCAGTACATGGCCTGTACGGCTACCTGGCGTGGCTCTCAAAGCAGCTGATTATCGACACCGCCGAGGGCGAATGGCTGGAGCGCTGGGCCAGTATCTGGCGCATTTATCGCACCGGGGCGGTGGCCGCTGCCGGGCCGATATCCATGACCGGCGACCCCGGCGCTCAGCTGCTCGACGGCACTGAGCTTGAGCACGAAAACGGCACCACCTACACCGTGGATGAAACCGTCACGTTCGACGCCGAAGGCGTGGCCAACGTCGATGTTACGGCGGTTGATGCAGGCACCGATGGCAACCTGGAAGCCGGTGAAACGCTACGCCTGGTGTTGTCGATCAGCGGTATCGACGGCGAAGCCACAGTGGGCGATGAAGGCATTACGGGTGGTGCCGGGCGCGAGAGCGACGACCGACTGCGTGAGCGCCTATTGGAGCGCATTCAGAACCCACCTCACGGCGGCAACGAAGCCGACTACCGCGCATGGGTACGCGAAGCCCATCCGGACATCACCCGCGTATGGATCGCCCGCCACAAGCCCGACATCGGTGAAGTCACAGCGCGCTTTGTGTGTGACGACCTCGACGACATTATCCCGGAGTCTGAAGTCGTGGAAGCGGTCGAGACGTATATCGATGACGTCCGACCGGTGACCGCTAGAGGGTTCTACGCCGTCGCCCCAGAGCCTGCACCGATCCCGTTCGAGATCCGTTTAACGCCGGATACCGCCGAGGCGCGCGGGCGGATCGCGGAAGCGCTCGATGACTTCCTCGGCCAAACTGCTGAGCCCGGCGGTACCAGCTACCGCGAGCAGCTCTCCGGCGTGATCTACATCGCGGCGGGCAGTAGCCGCCACGAGCTGGAAGCGCCCGCCGCAAACGTCACTCACAGTGCCAATCAAATCCCCACGCGGGGTGAAATCACATGGCTCTAACACGCGACGATTATCACGGCATCCTGCACACCCTCGGCCCGCCGGGCCAGGCGCTCCCCCGGGAGCCAGAAAGCTTCTGGCAGCGGCTCCTGGAAGCCCGCGCCGGAGCGTTCCAGCGTGTCGATGCCCGCGCGGATACGTTGATCGAAGAGGCCGACCCTCGCACGGCCTCGGACCTGCTACCCGACTGGGAGCGCGTCACCGCGCTGCCTGACCCCTGCGTGACAGGCGAGCAAACCCTAAACGCCAGGCGCGACGGCGTTGTGCGTGTGCTCACCACCACTGGCGGTGCCAGCCGACCGTATTTCAAGGGCCTCGCGGCAGACCTCGGCTACGACATCGAGATCGAGGACTACCTCGCCCACACGGTCGGCAGTGACGTCAGCGAGCCGATTCGCGGTATCGACTGGCGCTGGGCGTGGACCGTCCGCGCCCCCAGCGACACCGTTGAGTACTTCGCCGTGAACAGCGGCGTCAACGAACCCTTAGCGAGCTGGGGCAATGAACGCCTGGAGTGCGTGATATCCAGGCTCGCCCCCGCCCATTCCCTTGTACTGTTTGCCTACGGAGAAGACGAAAATGGTGGATAGAGTTTACAAACGCAACGCCACAGAGACGGCCCCCCAGCCGCCCGCAGATCCAAGCGAGGGGTACCCAACCGACGGCAACCCCGCCCAAAGTATCCCCGCGACGGCGCCGGGTGCTTACTGGTTCCACATGATTACCGAATCGCTGAGGCGGGTGGTGGTCGAGGCAGGGCTAACGCCGGATCATGAGGATCTGGGGCAGGTGCTGGGAGCACTAAACCGCATAGCAGCCCGAGGCGTAACAACCGTCACAGATGCTGACTCACCAAAAGCCCTCACGATAGAAGACGCGGGGCTAGTACTGGTCGATGCGAGCAGCGGGTCAGTAGAACTAACGCTACCCAGTGTCAGCAACAACCAGGGCGTTTCGTACCGAATCGTCCGCACCGATACGGAGACAGGCAACACAGTCACACTCACTCCTGACGGCGATGACACTGTCGATGGGGAGGAAAGTCTAAGCGTAGCTGTAGAAGGTCGGGCGGAAATTGAGACTGGTGCAGCCCCCGCTGGAGTTGGCGACTGGCAAGCATCGGCATTACGTGATGCAAGCGAGACAAAAAAAGGCATCCTGCGGCTTTCAACTTCGGCCCAGGCCCAAGAGTTGGCTGATGACAATACAGCACTGACTCCGGCGAAGTTGGCCGACGCATTTAAAAATTTAAATCATTCACTTGGTCCCAGTGGCTATCAAATTTTTCCAGGAGGTCTAATCATCCAATGGGGAGAAACAGAAGGGTATGCGGCCACGGGTAACGGGGTAACGACGACTACGTTCCCAATATCGTTTACGAGTGAGTGCTATATAGTTCTAAACACAGACAATGATCTAACCTCGACTTCATATGTTCGTGTAGGGAATCTCACTACAACTTCCTTCGATGCGTTTGTGGACTCGAACGGCTGCTATTTTTTAGCTATAGGTGTTTAAAATGAATTATTACTACAGTCCTTCCACTAATGCGTTTTACCCTTTATCTCTTCGACCAGGATACGAGCGTTCAGATAATTGGCCTGCCGACGCTATACAAGTCACTGAAGAAGAATTCTCAATGTATGGACGCCGCGTACCCCCTCATGGCATGCGTCGCGGTTCCGATGATGAAGGCCGCCCCGTCTGGGTGCCAATACCGCCGCCGGAACTCGCTGACATCGCTGCGCGTAAGCTCGCCAGCATCGAGTCATCACGCAAAGCCGCTGAGTCTGAAGGCGTCGAAATCAGTGGCATTCGCTATGCGGGTGACCCAGGCAACCGCCAAGCCATTCGGGAGGCGCTAGAGAACGCCCAGGATAAGGGCATAGACACATTCAAGCGCTGGAAAGACAGCGACGACCAGTTCCATTTAGACCACCCAGTCGCCGACGTCTGGGCAGCACTACGCGCAATCGCAGAACGCCGCAGCGAACTCATCGACCGCGAAGGCGAGCTAGCAAAACAGATCGATGACGCTCTGGAGGCTGAGGATCGGGAAGCGTTGGAAGCTATCGAGTGGTCTGAGGGGTAAAGAAGAGAGGAGCGACCAGCGACGGTGCGGACACACCGTCGCTGGCCACCAACAAGCAGCACACACCTGCCCGTCGGCCTAAGACTCCCCCGCCTAGCTAGGCGTCAGAGAGTCTAAGCCAAACGTTAGAACGTTAGAAGGCTTGGCATGGTGTTAATGGAAATTCGTTGTAAGCAGTGCAATCGCAAGCTGGCCAACGTCAGCGACTATCAGTTCATTGAAATCAAGTGCCCGCGTTGCAGGCACCTAAACCAACAGAGAGCCACGAGCTCCAAACCACCAAAGGAGACGCATCGTGGCTACCCCAATCATTCCCTGGATGGGCGGCAAGCGCCGCCTAGCTGACCGTATCTTTCCGCTGATGCCACCGCACCAGTGCTACGTAGAGCCCTTCGCAGGCGGGGCCGCGCTGTTCTTCCTGCGCCCAGCACCTGCCGAGGTGGAAGTGCTAAACGACGTCAACGGAGACCTGGTCAATCTATACCGCGTGGTGCAGAACCACCTTGAGGAGTTCGTCAGGCAGTTCAAATGGGCGCTTTCTAGCCGCCAGGTGTTCGAATGGCTCAAGATGACACGACCAGAAACCCTAACGGACATACAGCGCGCAGCACGCTTCTATTACCTCCAGCAAAATGCCTTCGGTGCCCGCATCGAAGGACGGAGCTTTGGCACAGCGACCACAGCACCACCAGGCTTAAACCTTCTGCGCCTGGAGGAGTCGCTGTCCGCCGCTCACCTGCGGTTGGCCAGCACCTTTATAGAGCACCTAAGCTGGCAAGAGTGCATCGAGCGATATGACCGTTCACACACCCTCTTTTATATGGACCCACCCTACTGGCAGACAGAAGGATATGGGGTACCCTTTGGCATAGAACAGTACGAGGAGATGGCGAGCATGTTGGCCAAGCTCAAAGGCAAGGCCATCATCAGCCTCAACGACCACCCAGACATCCGCCGGATCTTCGCGGACTACCACATCGAAACCACCGACATACGCTACACCGTCGGCGGCGGCAAAGGCTCAGACGCCAAAGAGGTGCTGATCTTCAGCTGGGATGTGGATGAAGAACCGGCGGGGTTGTTTTAG